GATAGCTTACCTGTATTTGGTGACAGGTTGTCACTATCAGTGTGTAGCAAGAACTGCTGTGTTTCAGCAAAGATAACCAAACCTGTGTTTGTTTCTATGCTGTCAATAAAAACAGTAGGCTCAGTAGAACTAGCAGCAATGTCGATAGGATCATTGGGGTTTACCAGCAAAGCGGTTTGATTAAAGAATCGCCCCAAGTCACCAGCAGCACTTAGGATGACGTTACCGTTGCTTAAGAAGCCTAGACGGTTGCGGTGGAAGAATGTTTGTGAGATCTTATTGCCAATAAAGGATGGCAGTGGGTTCGTATCTTCGTCACCAGCAGCACGATCACTCCAGGCACTGATGCTAAACGTACCATCTTCAGCCTGTAGTTTGAATGTATCGACAACAAAAGCGTTTACACCAGACCTACGAATAGTTACTGGTAGCTTGCTGTTGTCAATCCTAATTTTAATGCCAGGCTCAGCTACTTCTTCCCAGGTACCGACACCGCTGATGCCGTTGTCTCCAACAAACCTGAGGTAGTAATCCTCTTCGCTAGCTACTTGACTGTTAGACACAGTTGCAATGTAACCGTGTTTGCATTGAGAAGGTAACAAAGATGTGTCATTTACAGTCTGACCTAGGATACGCCACAGGTCTGGTTGACTTGTTCCTACAGTAAATTCACTAGAGCTAGACAGGTATAGACCATTACCAACACGTTCGACAGTAACTCCTAAATCAGAGTTAGTTGCTTGGCTAAGGATGTCCTCAGCAGAAAGCGTCATGTTACCGTTAAAGGTAGTAGGCTTTGGTCTAAATACACCAATGTTTTGTTTTAATTTAATTTCTTGGATTTCAAGAACCTTGACACGATACGTAACACCCTTAAGAGTGACGTCAACTGTATCATTAACAGCCCAGCCGTAGCCACCATTCAGCAGTTCGATAGTAGGATTATAGACACCAACGTAATCATCGCCGTTGATTTCACTACCTGCATTTTCTTGTACTTGAACTTGACCTGTGTTGGTAATCCTGAATGCAAGGTTTTTACCAGTAGCACCGCTACCAGTCTCATCTTCAATGTAAACTTCTGTACCTTGATCAGGCAAGCTTGGGCTAATTCCTGTCTGACTGTTGCCTCTGCTAACAGTAGGATAAGCAATAGTGTAGCTATCGTCTAGCTGAATCAGGGTTGCTTTGCCTTTACCAGATCCTGTAAGAACAGTTTCAGTAGCAGAAGAGTTGAAGATATTTAGATTATATTCTCTACCATGCTGCAGTTGCCTCAGCTCTACAAACGCATAGTACGGATGTAGTTTAGCGGTAGCAGTGGTAGTATCCATTGTCACTGTTTTAGTAGTGTTAGTGACAAAGGTATAGTCGTTTACAGTAAGAAATTTAAGATTAGTGGCAGCAGTAGCTAGATAACTGCTAACGTTATTAGTTACGCTTATACTTACACTAGGATCAGATACTTTCCACATATTGACTGAGCCGTCAGTCTGCACCTGTCCAATGTAAGCACCTTCTGATTCATCACGGTAGTAGCTGAACCACGCTCCAGTGCTAGTAGCACCAGATAGGGAGTCGATAAGACGACTGCCGTTACGCTTTACCAGACCATCTGTAATGTCAGGAAGTGCATTTACAAGGTTTTTTACCTGACCTGGTAGCATCAATTCGTCAGGCTGTTGTGAGATACCGCCAGTAAGGCTAGGGATGGTCTGAGTAATGCTTGTCATTAGTGACGCCGGAGTCCGTGATAAGGTTGATAAGCTTGATACGAAGTGCCGTCAGGCCAGCCCATAAAGTTATGGTCACCCTGCTCACATTCATATTCAATACACGCAGCACGAGCTTGAGCCTCTTGGGATCCAAGTAGCTGTACAAGCTGTGGGTTTGCAATAAGTTGTGTTGCTGCACGTCCGGCAGCTCGGTAAGTAATGTAACGACGGAACACAGAGGGGATCTCCCCAAATTCAAACAACGTTACGCTATCAATATATTTGTCTTCTGTAAACACATCGGTACGGTGGTACTTGTCGTACAGCCTGCCGTTGCGAATAACGACGTTTGTATCTTTGTTGTCTTGACCATCAGTAATATCGTAACGCACCACATTAGAAGGCACGTTAAAATGACCATTAGCGTCAGGAGACGTCTTCACGTTTTTATCTGAGTTAAAATGCCAACCCTCACTTTGTACATCTACGTTGATTTCACGAAGCAAGTTGTGAATCAAAGAGATCTCTGGGTTGTCAAAATCAAGGCTAGATACTGGAGCTTGACCGATACTCCCCAGAATAGAGTTGACTGCGGATAGTTCGGTATCGAGTGAAATCGTAGAGGGAGTAGACATAGATAAAAAAAAGGGGCAGCCGAAGCCACCCCCATAAGAGAATAAATCAGAATGCAGCAGGTGCAGTAGCGGTACCAGCGTACAGCTCAACAGCAGCAGCAGGGTTCAGGTAGTCAGCGCCCATGGCGAGACGACCCAAGATCACGTCACCCTGGTAGACCACGGAGACGTCACCCGAAGTGACTTGCACTTGGGGACCCATGGCTTCCACACAACCAGCAGCTTCGCGCTGGAAGATGAGACCACAGGAGTTTGCGAATTCGGTTTCTTCACCGTACTCGTTGTTGATGCCGGTAACATCGTTAGCGGCGTCTTCCAGAGCAGGACCAACGAAGGAGCCAAGGTTGCCGGGGCTGGTGGTACCAGGGTTGGTAGCCGAACCAGTACCGAACTTGGTACCGTAGTTGGAGAAGAACGGAATGTTCATGGACTTGTAGATCTTGATACCAGCAATCTCCACAATGCCCTGTCCGCTTTGCAGACCGGTGCCTTGGGAGTCACGGTTGATCAGACCATTGTTACCGACCTCTTGGATCAGTGCATAGTACTGACGGGGGTTCAGGATGCCCACACGGCCTTCCTGAGACACGCCCTTCTCGTCCATCGCAGCTGCGGCGTCGAAGAAGGCGGTGGTCAGTTTCTGAGCATTGTAAGCGTCAGAAGCGTTGGTGCTGGTGCCCACACGAATCTGGGTACCACCGGGCTCAACGAAGCTGGACTTGGTGATCGGAGATGCAGCACGTGCGCCACGGGTGACAGCACGGAAGATCAGACGGTCATATTTTTCGGCCAATGCAAAGCCGATTTTCTTGGAGATTTCACCGCGCAGCTCGTAGTGAGCCAGGGTTTCATCCAATTCATAGACGAAAGCGGAGCTGATCAACAAGTCATCGACCGTGATCGTTTTTTCTGCCACGGGCGGCGCACCGTCGGAGTTGCCGAGGATTGCGTTTCCGGGGGTATGATACTCAGCCGTGGTACGACCAGTATAGATGAACTGCATAGACTTACCGTTGGTAAGCGTACGCTTCATGACCAGATCACGAGCGATCGTGTTATGCTGGAACCCTTTGAACATCTCACCTGAGAAGAGCTTGAGATAAAGGGCGCGGGCGTCACCCGAAGCATTAGACTGACCAGGCCGTGTAAGGCTAGTGGTCAGCGTAGAAGACTGATGTGCCATTAGTATGGATTAAATAAAAGAAAAGATATGAAGCAGGTTTTTAGATCGATCAAAAATTTTTTGTGGTCTATCCCACCGTCTAGACGGCGCGAGGTGTCGGGCGTACCCGGCTCGTGCCAATGCAAGGGAGGTCCGACTCTGAGGTGCCTCCCAAGCTATTACAGAAGACCTTTAAGGCACTTCTTTTGTTTGCGACATTGCGCTTTTTTTGGTCCACAGTGACCACAACGTTTGAACGGCAAGTCAAAGTTCAGAGGCGTAGGCTCTGGTGACAGCTTAGTTCTAGCTGCAGTAACTTTTTTGGATTGGTGTGGCATTACTTAAGAACAGTTTTTTTGTAAGCAGTTCCTCGATAGCAAAGAGCGATTTCTTTTTCTTCACGGAGCATCTTTTGATACTCTTTGATGATGTAGCGCTTTTCGAGATCAGACATAGTTCGTACAGGAATAAACCTAGACCCCGTTCCATGTCTAGGCAGTCATGCGTCTATGGTTGACTCAAGTACCATCTTAGTGAACTGTGTTTCCAAGAAATCAATATCTTCTTGTTCTTGTGGGTGACCACCAGGCCACCTTTCTTTGTACAGTCTCAGTGCATCGCGGATAATACGTGCACCACTATCGCATACTCTAATGTCAAACATAGATGAACGTACGAAAATGATTAGCCGATTGCTGGTGCAGTCAAGGCCACAGGAGTGGTCTCAGCAGCAGCCAAGTCAAGCGGGAAGTTGTGGGCGTTGCGTTCGTGCATGACCTCCATGCCGAGACCAGCTCGGTTCAGGATGTCCGCCCACGTATTGATAACGTGACCTTCACGGTCTTGGATGGATTGGTTGAAGTTAAATCCATTCAGGTTGAAAGCCATGGTGCTAACACCTAGCGCAGTGAACCAGATGCCAACCACAGGCCAAGCAGCCAGGAAGAAATGCAGACTACGACTATTGTTGAAGCTGGCGTACTGGAAGATAAGACGACCAAAATAGCCATGAGCGGCAACAATGTTATAAGTCTCTTCTTCTTGTCCGAATTTGTAACCATAGTTTTGACTTACTTCTTCAGTTGTCTCACGGATAAGTGAGGAGGTAACCAGGCTACCATGCATAGCAGAGAATAGAGAGCCACCGAAGACTCCAGCAACTCCCAGCATATGGAATGGATGCATAAGGATATTATGCTCTGCCTGAAAGACAAACATATAATTAAAGGTACCTGAAATGCCGAGTGGCATTGCATCAGAGAAGGATCCTTGTCCGAAGGGATACACCAGAAAGACGGCGCTCGCTGCTGCAACAGGTGCAGAGTAAGCGACGAAGATCCAAGGGCGCATACCTAGTCGATAGCTAAGTTCCCACTCTCGTCCCATGTAAGAATAGATACCAATGAGGAAGTGGAACACGACGAGCTGGAACGGACCCCCGTTGTAGAGCCATTCATCAAGTGTAGCAGCTTCCCAAATTGGGTAGAAGTGTAATCCGATGGCATTGCTGCTCGGAACGACGGCTCCCGATATGATGTTGTTTCCATAGAGGAGGGAGCCTGCGACTGGTTCTCTAATTCCATCGATGTCTACAGGCGGTGCTGCAATAAATGCAGTTACAAAACAAATAGTAGCAGCCAGCAGGGTTGGGATCATGAGGATACCAAACCAGCCAACGTACAGACGGTTGTTAGTGGACGTCACCCACCGGCAGAACTCCTCCCAAGTAGAACGAGACTGCCTCTGTGAAAGAATAGCGGTCATTAAAAGTGCGGTGTTGTAGTTTACGTGGGTATGTATTTGAGCACTTTAATGAAGCCCGCCCAAGGCTCACATCCAGTGGCGGGCTGTATAAATCAGAAGCTATACTTCAGACCAGCCTTGGTGCCATAGGTGTTGGTGTCATCGAACGCAGCCGACAGCTCACCATAGACGGAAAGCTTTTCGGAAGCGGCGACGGAGCCAAAGATCTTACCAGTCAACACGGTGTCCTGCTCGCCACCATCAGGGACGACAACAGAAGGACCACCTTGGATTCCCCAAGAACCGAAAGGACCTTCAGACTCATAGCCGACATGGAAGTCGGTAGTCTGACTGGTGAAGTCGGAGCCGGTAAAACCAGCGTTGTTCTCAACGTTCACGTAGGGACCAGCAATAGCGGCACCATGTGCCATGCCGAGGAGGAGACCGGAAGCGATAATAGATTTCATAGTTAGTTAGTTACTTTTTCTTTTTAGCAGT